CACTCATTTAAATATACGCCTAAAGGTTCAGGCGATCAGGTGAAGGCCCAGTTTATACAGCTAAATGAGCCAAGTGTTAAAAATTTGGAATATTGCGGTATTTTAAAACAATCTTTTATGCGAGTGATTGCAGAGCAAAATAACATTGAGGGTCCAGATGAGGAAGGCGAATTATCTACGGAAGATGAAACAGAAGATGACACGCCAATGCCGCAACGCATAATTAACTCAATGTATACATCTGGCACAGATATTACTAAAGTTTTTATGGCTGCTAAAGAGCTTTTTAGACAAGTGGCTCTCGTTGACGGTGAAAAGGCATTAACTCTGCCAATGCTTGACGAAATGAGCATTACAGACCTTGAATTGATGACAGGGCTGTATATGTCAAATTTTATTCTAGCGTCTGTTTTGGGGGATCAGTAGAAAACTGGTTCCAAATTACTTGTGAGCTGAGTTACTTTTACAAAGGCAGCATGTCTCACGAGTATCTTGAAAACATGCCACTGAGCAAACTTAATAAAATTAATGATGCAGCACAAAAGATTATTAAAAAACAAAATAAAGGAAATTAGCAATGGCAAGATCGTTTAATGTTTCCTATCGATTTACGGCGAGGGATGGGTTTACTGCTATTGCCAATAGAATAAGATCGTCGAATAGAAGGTTGGGAAATAGCTTTAGGGGTCTAAATACGGCAATCAGAAGAAGCGCTAGCTCTTTTAGGGGGATGGCTTCTGACTTTTCTAGCGGGTTTAAAAGCATTGCTGCTGCAGCCGTTGCCTTTTTTGGCATTAAAGAATTTCTTACTATCGGCGCTAATTTCCAAACAGCTATGGCTGATATGTCATCTATCACCGGAGCAACAGGAAAAGATTTAGAATTTTTTAGGGAAGAGACGCTTCGCCTGGCTAAAGCCTCAGCAACAATGGCCCCAGAAGTAGCAACCGCATTTAAAACTGTTGCATCAGCTAAATCTGAACTATTAAAAGATCCTAAAGGTTTATCAAAAGTTACAGAGCAGGTTCTTTTGTTAAAAAACGCGGCAAATATTGACCTGGGCCAAGCAGCTAACGTTTTGCTTGAATCATTAAACCAATTTGGAGCCGGCGCTGATAGAGCCGCTGAGTTTGTGAATGTATTAGCCGCTGGATCAAAAATAGGAGCCTCAGAAGTCGGCAATACAGGCGCTGCCATTGTAAAGGCAGGAGTCACGGCAAAGCTTGCTAAAATTGGATTTGTTGAACTGAATGCAGCCATACAGGTATTAGCTAAAAACGGAATTAAGGCTGAACTGGCTGGTACTGGTTTAAAAACAGCGTTACTCGCCCTCGAAACATCAAAAGTAAAAGCCATTAAGCCCTCTGTTGTAGGATTAAGCAAAGCTCTTGAAAACTTGAGTAATGCGAATCTTTCAGCGACACAATTGGAAAAGCTATTTGGCCGTGAGGCGTTGTCAGTAGGTGATATTCTAATCAAGAATAGGAAATTGTTGGGCCAGTGGACGGCCGGAATGACACGCACAAACGTAGCTCAAGTCCAGGCCACAACTAATATGAATACTTTTGGCGTAAAAATGCGCAGATTAAAAATAATTATTCAGGACGCATTAATAAAAACATTTATCAGATTAGAGCCAACATTAAGTAAGCTTGCTGTTCAATTTGGAAAATTTATAGAAGGAATTAAACCTGGTGAAATCGACGGTTTTGCTAAATCATTAATTGCTGCTGTCGAGGTTGTAAAAATAATGGCCAGTGCACTAGGTCTTGTTTTTGGCGTACTACAAAAAATAGGAAAAGCAATTGGCGAAATAACCGCTGCTGTTGCAACATTGGATTTTAGTAATTTTTCTGATGACACGATAGATACCCTAATAAATTTAAATCCAATAGTAGCCACTTCGAATATAATTTTAGATCTATCTAACGCATCCCTTAATGCGCTTGGGTTTCCGAGTATAAACGAAACACTTTTCGGAAAAGAGTCTTCTAAAGTTCCTATAAAAACATCGGCACTAGATAAAAATAAAGAAATTAAACCAACAAAATTACCTGCATCAATTACACCAACAAAATTACCGGAGAATATATCAAATATAATTTTAAACAATGAAATTATTTCTCCGTTAGATGGAGTTTTTTCTGAAAATAAAACAATAACCGATATAAATATTAATGTAAAGGATAAGCCGGGAGTTATTGAATCTATTACTAACGTGGCAACTGGATTAAGAAAACCTAATGTCGGACTTAATGTGGCGGGCGGATAATGGCTATTATCGAAACAAGACCGGCTGCATATAAAAAAACTGAATTCTTAATGCAGTTAGCAAAAACATCTGGGGGTAACAAAGATGTTAGATTTGAGTACCCAAACTCTAATCGTCAAAAAATAGAACAGCTTGGTAAAAAAGTTCGCGATTATTCAATTACCGCAATAATTCCGCATAAAAATTACTTTATATTAAGAGATTTAATGATAGCGGTTTTAGAAAGCCCAGGAAAGGGGCCGCTTGATCATCCAATGTACGGTAGAATAGAAAATGTTGTCGTTCGAACATTTGTAATTAACGAGACAATATCAGAACTTGGAAGAGCATCTATAGAAATAGAGTTCTCTATAGATGATAATGCAGGAGCTCCATTTTCATCAGTTGATAGCGCATCAGAAATCGAGGCTTTAAATATAAATCTCCAGATTGCTCTAAATAATGACATAGCGACAAAATTTAAAGTTACTACAAATTCTATAGGTAACTTTAGGGATGCGCAGAAAAAACTACAAGACATAACGAAAACAATTAGATCAGCAGTTGATAGCATATCTATAATTACTGACACAGTTAACATAATTTCCGCAAATATAAATTCTTTTAACGATAGCATAAATTTATTAATTTCTCTGCCGCAGGATTTAGCAAATAGTATAACCGGTTTATTTAGTACAGTTAACGGAGTATTTTCGACTTTTGAAAGCGCCGTAATAACATATAGATCCATGTTTGATTTCGGCGACAATGATACTCAGATTAATTTAAATACAACCGGAAGAATTGAACGAGAAAATAATAGATCGGCTATAAACCAGGTTATGAAAATATCATCACTTGGCTATGCATATCAAAACACGGCAGAACTAATATCGCTAAGTATTTCTCAAACCGCAGGTGTAAATGGCGCAGACCCAGCGCCAGTTTTAACTACCGAAGATATCGATAATGTAAATATTATTTTAGAAAATCAATATAACTCAGTAAACACGGATACCAGATTTAGTGAAGAGGTAAAACGCGAAATAACAAACCTGAGAACAGCGTCAAATAACTTGTTTGACTCAGCAAGAGTTGATGCAAAAAAAGTTTTAACAGTGCATACGCATCTAAGGCCGATGTCTGAAATTGCTTACCAGTATTACGGAAATACCGAGCTAACCGAGACACTAATAGCATTGAATAATATTGACAATAGCGCTTTTGTGGAGGGAGAGATTAAAATTCTCTCACGATAATTTGCCGATTACACTAGAAGTTAGCGGGACTCGTTACGAAAACTTTATTAGCGCAACAGCTAATATTGCACTCGACACTTTAGCAAATGATTTTAATTTTGATGCGACAGCGCCTGGTTTAAAATTATTACCATTTAAAGGCGGTGAGCCTTGCCGTGTCTTTGTTGATGATGTACTTGTTATAACCGGATTTATTGAAAATATTGCTGGAAATTACTCAAGTCTTTCACACGGTATTGCAGTTTCTGGGCGTGACAAAACAGCTGATTTAATTGACAGCAGCATCAATACTATAGATGATTTACGAGGCGCATTAACATTAAAGTCAATAATCGAACGGGTTATAAAACATCTTGATCTTAAGTTAAAAGTAATTGACAATGTCAGGCCTAACGCTTTTAATAAAGCGGAGGATATTGTATCTATATCTCCAGGCTCAAACGCCTTTTCTGTGATCGACGAATACGCTCAAAAGAGGCAGGTTATATTAACATCAAATGATAACGGGGATATAGTTATAACAAATTCAGAGCCGACAAAAAGCACTGGATCGTTGCGGCATAAAGTAAATTCTGATTCTAATAATATTTTAAATGCCAGCTGGTCTTATTCGACCGTTGATCTTTTTAATAAATACATACAGCTTGGTCAACAGGATTCATCAGCCCTGGCATTTGGCGGGGCTTTTTCGTTGGATGGGATCGTTGCCCAGGATGCGACTGCAAAAGACAATGGCACTAGAAAAGGAAGACAACTAGTATCTGTTGCATCCATCGGTTTTAGTGATGATCAACTTAAGCAGCGCGCTGAGTGGTCAAAAAAAATAAGGAGGTCAAGGAGCACTGTGTATACTGCTTCAGTGCAAGGATTTACCGACCAGGCCGGAAATCTTTGGAAAATAAATCAGTTAGTTAATGTTATTGATGATTTTGCCGATATTAATAGAGATTTGCTTATCAATACATTGTCGTTTAGCTATGGCCTGTCAGGGTCGGTTACAACAATCGGATTTGTGGAAAAAAACGCATACAAGCTGATATCTCAAGAGCCGAAAGCGGTAGGAAAATCACAGGATGCATTTATATTATGAGGGGTATTCGAAAACTTTGGGCAAAAATTACGAGAGCCGGTGATGATAATGGCCAGGTGCCTGTGCAGCAGGCCACATATCTGGGGCGCGTGGCAGATTTTGCCGTGCTTTTTCCGTACGGAATGCACGCAAATTGCCCGCCGGACACTGTCGGTTTAGTAGTTGATGAGACCGGGCGTGTGTTTTTATCGACCAGCGCCATTGGCAGAATCAAGGTCGAGGAAGGTGAGATTGTTTTTTATCACCCCGCGACAAAAAGTAAGCTGCATTTTAAAAAATCAGGTGATATTGACATCGAAACGGCTACTAAAATTAATTTAAAGTCGGATGAGGTAAACATTGAGACCGTAGCAGACGTGAATTTAAATGCTGTAAATGTTAATATTGGTGCGAGTGCTACAAATTTAGGCGTGGGGGGATTACCGATAGCGAGGGCGGGTGACCCGGTTTCTGTTCTGGTCGTTGGCGGTTCCAGCGCCGGTACACATGTGGGTACGATTACAACGGGCGGGGTTAATACATCGATATGACAACCGATGCGGTTATAAAGAGGCGCGGTGCAGGGTACTACGACATATCGTTTAACGATGATGGCGACATAGAGACATCACAAAGCCTGGATACAGCTATACTGATGTCACTGCTTGCGGAGCAGCGCGCAGATGCTACAGAAGTTCCAGAATCGAAAAATCGGCGTGGGTGGTCAGGTAATGAATCGACCCCAGATTTTGAAATGGGTAGCAAATTGTGGCAATTTGAACAGGCCCGGGTTACGGGCAGTAATCTTGCAGCTATGGGCGTTATAATGCGTAACAGCCTGCAGTGGATGATAGATGATAATATAGCTCTGGACGCTACTGTATCAGCTGTATTTAAATCAAGCGCAGTACAGGCTCAAGTAACATTATTTCGCCCCAGCTCCTCAGTTGATAAATCTCTATTTGAGTTGTGGAATAATACAGGAGAAAACTTTACGTGACCATTGAGCTACCAGAATCATCAAAAGAAGTTGAGGACAGAATTAAACTGGATGTTGCTCGCGAAGCGCCAGACAGCAACCCTTACCTAAAAAACCATTGGCTGCTTGCTTTGATTACCGGATTCAGTCGGCGGCTGTTTGATTTTTACCGTGACATGTCGAGACTTATAAAAGGACGTTTTCCCGACACTGCAACCGGTGATGAAGCGGATAAATGGGGGCAGACTTACGGAATTACCCGAAATCCAGCCACTCAATCCAACGGCAGTGCTGTG